CAGGATAACTACCAAAAGATTCCCAAGTCTTTAAAATATGATATACATAAACTGTATTATCATAAGGTGGATAAACTTGAGTTTGAAGAGAGAGATGACAAGACTAAGACACGGTTTAAGTTTTTGGAAAAAGCCAATAACCCTGTAGGTAAGATTATGACAGAAGGTTCCAACCTTAAATCTACAGTGTTTGCCAAAAACATGATGCTGTATTATCTGATGCAGCTTACAGAGATGGCTTATATAGATCCTGATAGTCATCAAAAAATGATGGATAATCTAAATGGTAATGATGATTCTGAGTTTAACCAGAATGACGTAGATAATTCCATGGATCAAATGCTGAATAACCAACGTAGTAAAAATATGTTGGAAAAGTTAATGCAAGATGCCCAGGATACCTGTAAAATGATGGATAAACACATGGACCAGGAAATCCAGGAAAAGATGTTTGAAGATGCTAACAAGAGTTTAGGTAACCAACCTGGTAAACTTTCTCCTGACTATATGAGAAAGATAGCAGCCCGTTTGGAAAACATAGCATTATCTATGGGATCTCTTAAAGAAAAGATTAAAAAACTTTTAGATAAGAGTACCAGCTATTTCTCTTCCCGGAAAGTTACCACTTATGATGATCTCTTTAATGCTTCTGATCTGGCCGGTCTTGAAGACTACGAGTTATTACATCCGAAACTTCGGAAAATGTTTATAGAAGATATTCTGATTAAGGACACCAAGAGTGTAGGTAAGATTAATGTCTATATAGATATTTCCGGGTCAATGTCATCTAGTTGTGGAGTGAAAAACTCAGAAAACAGAGATATCAGTAAGATAGACTTTGCCAAGAGTCTAATAGCTAAGCTCAAACAAATGGACATGCTAAATGATGTCTACTTGTTTGACACAAGGGTAAAGAAACACCGTAATGACCTCATATCTATTGCCATGATAGATTGTGGTGGTGGTACAACCATTGATGAAGCTGTAAGATCTATTGAAAGAACGGGTATAAATGCACTAGTCATAACTGATGCAGAAGACCACTGTAGTCTATATAGTGATAAAGCCTACTTTATTGGTGTACACGGGGCCAATTTTAGAGGCTTTAATAAAACAGCTATGGCTAAGTATGCTGAAAAAGCCCAAGTGGTGGTCTTTGACGGTATGAAAATACGTAATGTAAACGGTAATGGAGTCACTGTATAGTTACTAGCCAGTAACTAGCTTACGGTCAGGATTTTTGTCAGTTAGTTTTTTCAAGATGTATATTAACTTAGATGAAACAACTAGAATATGTCATCCAAAACTAACACAAAACGTCCCTACAAAAAAAGGGAGACAAACGGTACAGCTAACAGTGCATCAGTAAATGGTAAAACCTATGCTTACAAGGTTGAAAGTGGAGTACAAATAACAGGTGTCAGAAGTTCAGACTTGTTTAACAAGTTTCCATTTGACATCATGAAAGTAGGTGACAGCTTTTTGATACCAGCTAAAGATCCGTTAGTTAAAAAACCAAATGCTTTACACTATGCCGGTAAACAATATGCCAGGATGAAACCAGGATTTTCCCTAACGTCCAGGATGCAGTTAACCGGTGAGAGAAGAGTTTGGAGAATAAAATAAACCAACAACCTTATACTAGAGATTATCAAAGAACTGGATAAAACGGTTCCAAAAGCTGCTTTACCCTTTAGAGCATATAACAACAATACTCGTAAACAACTGATTAGGCTTTTATTAACAAAGAAAGAACCTATGACAGTCACTGAACTTTACCACACATTGGGTTGGGAACAGTCTGTTTGTTCACAGCATCTTAAGATACTACGTGACAGCAGTTTGGTTACCTTCAAAATGAACGGTAAGGAGAAATTCTACACTGTACACGAGGAGAACTTTAAAAAGCTTCTTGAGTTTAGTAAAATATTACAACAGGAGTTTCCGGCTATAGCAGCCCGTTCATAGTCTAAGAACATCAAAGAAAAAGGGGAGTTTTATCTCCCCTTTTTTTATCGACCCTGACCTCTGTATTTAGATACAGGTTTATCTTTTGGTCCTTTAAGTTTAAAAGGTTTACCCGTTTTACGTTTTCCAAAAACTATTTTACGGGACTCACCAATAGCTTTACCTTTTGCCATAGAATTAAGAGTTTAAGAGGATACTGAATAAAACTATCAGAAGAAAGATCCCGTAATAAGCAACGTACCCGTACTTGGCTTGGAATCTGTACGATAGTCTATCTATTATAGATGTTGTATTAGATGAGATGTAATCAAAGCTTAACCCGCGGAAGATGTTTAAAGCAGTATCAAACACTATTCTTCTTAAAGCTAATAGACCAATGATAAAGAACCACTGGTTTACTATCAGATAAACGGGAAGTGTTACTAATAAAGTGACGAGTCCATTTATACCATGATAGATCTTCTTATTGGATTTTATCCTACCGGCATCAAAAGCTGCTAATAGAGTATAAATTCCTGTAAAGACTAGTACAAGAATCAGTTTTACTATTATCATGAGAGGGAGGTCTCTAAAAGATCGTAGTATTTCTTAAAGTTTTTAAGACGTTCATCAAGTCCGTTTACACCACCATTTACTTTCTTGGTAATAGCAATTACGTCTTCATCTGTAGCTCCTTTATCAGCTAGTGTATTTAGACTTCTGCTGTCCCAAAACCAGGCTGCAGAAAGTAACGGGTATTTAGTAGCTACCAGGTCAGGATCAGCCAGGATATCATCTTCTACCACTTTATCAAAAGCTGCGTAGTTATCATGTCCTGTAAGTTGGATGTATCCCCTGCCCCGGTGTTTCCAACCATCTCCTGAACTTTCATCACCGTTACCCATACGGTTAGCATAAACCAGGTTAGCTATCTTTTCCGGTTTACGTTCGTATTCTAAAGCTTTGGTGTCATCGGGAAAGTATTTACGAAATACTTTACGTAAAGCTCTTGCAGAGTAGTTCAGATTTTCCCTAACAGCTCTAAAGTCAGCAGATTCATGGGAACATTGGGCAAGAAAGTGAGCCAGTCTAAGAGGAGTGTTTATCTCAAATGTTTCTATAACTTCTGGAATCTGTGTAACAACAGCAGCCGGAACGTGGGCCTCAAGATTTTCAAGTTTCATAGGTTATTATTTATGGTGAGAGAGTCTAGAATATCTTCCAGTACATTCTAACACCATAAATAGGCTGAAGATCTCTACCAAGACCTACAGATACACCATAAACTTGATTATGCCCGTTCTTAAGTAGTAAACCGGCATCTATTAATTGGAAAGCTGTTTTATTTGCTGAAATACCACCACCTATATAGAGATTACCTTTAGGAGGTTCTGTCTTAGTTATTGTAATGGTCTCTGTAATCTTAGGTATGGCAATAGTGGAAGTATAAGATCTGCCACCAAGTTTATTGTATTGTACGGTGTCATTAATAATTATACTACCCTTACAACCCGGAATAGTAACAGAGTCTATATAAACATTCTTAGACAAGAACTTTTCTGTTACTTCTTTATACTGTACAACAAGACTGTCGTACACAGGTGAAGGGAGGTATTGTACAGGAAGAGTATCATGTATGGTTTTGGTAAGTGTTAGCTTTTTATAAATAACAGTATCACGGACTTTCCAGACCGTGTCTACTGTTCTATAAACATCCACTGTTGTAGAAGCAGGTGTCCCGCTTTTACAACCATTACCTACCTGAACCAATATAATAAGTGCTAAAAGAACACCTATTATAATAGTAGTTAGTTGTTTCATTAGGATTTTTTGGAGAATTTGTCCAGAGTGTCACCAGCTACCATAGATATCAAAGTGATAGCTACCCATTGTACTAGGGTGTCAGATGGTTTAATCTGTAGTTTAGAAACACTGGTTACAACAAGGGCAGTACCCAGGCAAAGAGCCAGGAACAGTCCAATAACTGGTTTCATTGAGGTGGAACCTCTCTCGTCTTTAAAAAGGTCAATGACCCACTCTTTAAATTTCATAGGGCAGAAGTATTAGGGAGTTTTTTAAAGTATTTATAAGAATACTCCTCTTCCGGTTTGGACGCTACCATACTAAAAACTTTAGCTAAAGGAGTTTCTGGAATACTGGGACTAGGTGCTTCAGGAAGACTAGCACTCATCTTATTACCAAACACCTCTCTTTCTAAGTTGTCTATACGTGTTTTATCTATTGCCGACTGGGCAATAAGTTCTTTTACGTCAGACTTGATTTCCTTTACATCCTGCCATATAATAGCAGCAAGAATGCTTATCACTCCAGGAAAGGCCCAAAGCTTTATCCTATCAACTACGGGAGTAGGCATCTTAAAACGGTTTTAGGATTTCTTGTGTTCGTAAGTATCTCTGTTCTTAGGTTTCTCTTTAGTAATTACCAATGAGTTAGGGATGATGTTTCCATTAATGTCCTTACCCACAAAGAAAACAAGTCCTGATGGGTGGGTTGTAGTGGAAGAAACATCCTGGGCAGCAATGGTAATGATGTTGGCAGCAGTAGGTACCGCTCCATTTGTAGACATCATGGTTCCGGGGATGGGATATCCGTTCAGATCCTTCTGGGCGTAAAAGTTAGGCATATGATAAGATTTTGTAAATACAAAACAGGTAGTCCCGAAGTGAGGTCTACAATATAATATACAACTTTTCTGGAGACTTTTCTTAAATTTGTAGAATAAAAACTCTAAGTTTATGTGTGAAACAAAGAATTATGCAGCTCTTTTAGAGAAGAAGCTGATAGATGAGTTCAGGCAGAGGTTTGAAGAAAAGATAGGTTATAAGCCTATTGTTCTTACAAGAATTACTGCTGACGGGTCAATAAACATACCGCTGATGAGTCTTGATCAGCTAGAGTCTTATTTTGAACCCTATTTACCGAATACGTACAACCGACCGGTAACTATTTCAACTAAGTCTCGTAAAAGAGAACTGGTAGAACTAAGAATGATCTTCTGTGCAATAGCCAGGATGATGAAGTTCACCCATTCTAGTATAGGATTACATCTTGGTAACCGTAACCATACTACTATCATTCATAACATAGCCACGTTTGCTAACCTTATAGAGACTCACGAGGCTTTCCGGCAGAAGTATTTCCTAATCTTAAACCATATAAAAGACAGTAATGAGTCATCAACTATGGATCAATTTGATCAAACACAACGTCAGCCCCAACTTGCTGTTTTACCTTGACTGTTGTCGTCATAGGATAAAACCAAGTAGTATTATTAATTCAGAAGCTGAAAAAATTGTAGCTCATTCCAGAGGGTTTATAGATGATAATGGTGTGCTTACCTACCAAGCCATGGTTATTCTGGAACAATTTGAAATGTTCCTTGTAAAAAGTAAGAAAAAGATTAGTTCCGAAGTACTGGGAGAAGATTTCTTAAGTCGTATCAATGAGTATAGAGAAATGTTTCCCAAAGGCTTCTTACCACACGGTGAGATAGCACGTCAGAGTGTAGAAGAACTAAAGAACAAGTTCATTTGGTTTTTCAAGACTTATCCCAATTATGACTGGCCTCTTGTACTGGAAGCCACCAACTATTATGTCTACCTAAAGTCCAAAAAGGACAATATGTACATGACTAGTAGCTCCTATTTTATTCAGAAAACAGATACAAAGACTAAAGTTTCTAAATCTCTTCTATCAGATTACTGCCAGATGCTACAGGATGATCCTGATATCATCCACAGAGAAGATATACAATAAACTAAACATTATGACTCGTCTTGAAAAAGGAATTCATGGGTTCCTTATCAGTGTTGTATTCTCAATACTGAACTGGGTGGTTATCAATAAATTCCTTATAGACCTTTCCCTGGGAAAGTATTTAATTATAGAGCTTTTGTTGTTAGTCTCCATGAAGTTCTATATTTTTACAATCCGCAAATTAGGTCTAAAATGATTGAACCTATCAGCCATGAACAAGAAGTTATACAGTTATTTAAAGAGTCCACTGTAGAAATACCGGGTATAGAAAATGTACGAGCTATTACCCTGGAGAGTTTTAAAATAGCCATAGATCGTATGATGGACCAAGCTTACTACTATGGAATTAATACTGCCTTTTCTAAGGCTGAAGGTATGGTAGATGACATTATTAACCGAGCAAGATGAATCCAAAACTAAACCCCTTTGGTGCTAAAAATTATTCGGAAGTTCTCCAAGAGGGCATCCAGTATATAGATGACCGTAGATCAGGAAGAGTAAAGTCTTTTAAGACTCCCTGGACCGGCCTGAATTCTGCGGGTATTGGTGGTCTGGAATGGGGCTCTATGTTAACTATTGGAGCCAGACCAGGAATGGGTAAAACCATGATAGTTTCCCAAATACTGAGGGAGTCACGTATTAATAACCCAGACCAGGATTTCTCTATCCTTGAGTTCCAGTTTGAGATGGGTGACAAACAGTATGCAGCCAGACAGTTTGCAGCAGAAGTAGCCTTGGATTACAACGAGGTATTAAGTTCAAACAAACAGCTTGATGACTTTTCCTACAGACAAATGCAGAAGTATTTACAGGACACTATTAATCTAGAGAAAGCCGGTGTCCACCGTAAACTGATTAAGAAACCTATTAGTGCTCCGGATATTGAGAAAGCTATAAGATTCTATTATGAAAACATGGAAGCTAAACCTATGTTGGTTACAATAGATCACTCATGGCTTATTAAGAAAGGAGCAGGAGACAAGGACAAGTTTGATGTTCTTTATAACACGGCAGAAATGCTGATGCAGGTAAAGAATGACCTACCCATTATTGTCTTAATGATTACACAGATGAACCGTACTATGGAAGAAGCAGCTCGTATCCACCCTGGAACAGTAGCTAACTTTCCTACATCTGGTGACATTTTTGGTGGTGACGCTCTAATGCAAAGTTCTGACATGGTAGTAGCAGTTAACCGTCCCCACAAGAGTAATATTAATCTTTACGGTCCTAAAAAATGGATTACAGATTCAAACCAGATCTATTTACACATCTTAAAAGCTCGTAATGGAAAGAACGATGATAACATCTTGTATTTCAATGCCGAGTTTGATAGAGGTAGAATGGTTGAAACAGTAGAACCCCGGTCTGCAAATAACAGTACTGCCAGTGGTGGTTATGTTCCTTATAACCAAACACAAGGAAGATCTGGAAACAGAAGAACTGTATCTGCCGACGTTGGAGATGAATTATAAATAATAATCTAAACACAATGTGTCCAAAATGAATAATATACAGGACAGTATTGACAAGTACAATGATCCAAAAGAGTATAAAAGGATCAAGTTAGAACAAATCAGAGAGTATCATTCTCAGCTTATTAAAGACCTTGGTATTTCACCATTAGACTTTAATATGAAAATGCCCTTCTACGACAAGAACAGACGTTATGTTGTAGGAATTTTTCCTTCAGAGTTCAATAGAGAAAAAGGTTTTTTCTTTGAGCTTATCACCCGTGACCTGGATCCTCTTACTCCAGCACGTACCGTTTATAGGATACCCTATAATGAAAACTTTGATGAAGAGTATGAGATGAACGAGAAAGGTTCCTATCTCGTAGAAGTAGAAGAGCTACGTGTGGTTAACCCACAAAGTGTAGCTATATCTAAAGCTTCAGCTGTGTTCAGTAATGACAAGCTATTTACTAGTGGTTCTAAATCACAAACTAAAGAAGCTACCCAGGTTCCAAAACCTCAGCCCGTTTTTAATTCAAGATCTCAACCAACACCTTCATCTTCTAAAGCTCCACAAGATGCTTTATACTCCGAGATGACTATCAGAGACTATATAGCTATCCACTCAGGAAAACCTTTAAGCTTGAAAAGTTGGCTTAATGATTTAATAACTGAACAAACAAAAGCGTAATTAAACTATGGCAAACGGTATTTTGATCATTGCTGAAAGCGGGGCAGGTAAGTCTACTAGTATAGAAAACCTTAATCCGGCAGAGACATTTATTATTAATGTAGCTAATAAGCCTTTACCATTTAAAGGTTGGAAAAAGAAATATACGATCTGGAGTAAAGAAAACCTAGCCGGTAACATGTACTATGGTAATACCTCTTCTAATATAGAAGCTTGTATTAAATATGTTCATGAAAAACGTAAAGAGATCAAGAACCTGGTCATAGACGACTTTCAGTATATGAGTTCATTTGAGTTCTTTGATCGTGTAGATGAAAAAGGTTATGAAAAGTTTACCCAGATTGGTGCTCACCTGGCTCGTATAGCACGTATGCCTAAAGATCTGAGAGATGATCTTATGGTGTTCTTTTTAACCCATGCAGAACAGTCTACCGACTTAGAAGGTAAGACGAGATTTAAAGCCAAGACCATTGGTAAAATGGTTGATGAGAAACTTACACTGGAGGGTCTCTTCTCTATTGTAATTTTTGGTAAAGTAAAGAAAGACAAAGACGGAAACATCCGTTATGTCTTTGAAACCAGAAACAACGGTGAAAATACCTGTAAGACTCCTAAAGATATGTTCCAGGACTTTGAGATCACCAACGACTTACAAGTTGTTAGGGAAGCTATTATTCAATATGAAAACTAAAACCTTTTCATTTTAATTATTAAAGTATAACCCATGTTTAGTACTAAAGGACAAGAAGTAAAAACCAGTGGTGGCACAGTAAAGTCATTACAACCAGGTGTAGTTTATGCCCATATTTATAGTGGCAATGTAAAAACCTCTAAGGACGGAAATAAAAAGTCTTTGGAACTTGTATTAGAAGGTCCGGCTATTCCAGATTTTGAAGGTTGGAGTATAGATAAAAATGATCCTGAAGGACCTAAGTTTAAGGGACTTTCTTCTCGTGTATCAGCTACTATCTGGACTGACCAACACGGTGAGACTAATGCTACCAAGAATGAAATCATGTATAAGATTATCATCATAGCTAAAGAACTTGGACTCAGAGACGCTGTAGACAGTATTTCTGCTAACAGTCTTGAGAACTGGGTTGCCCAAGCTTTGGATATTCTGAAAGGTCACGACCTGTACTGGTTCTTGAATGGTAAGGAAGAAGAGTACAATGGAAAAACTATTGTAAAAGTTTCCCTGCCCAAGTTTAAGTTTTGTTCTGTAGATGAGAACAAACTGGACAAGTTTGACAAAAACAACCAGTATCATTATAAAGCATTACCACAAAACAAATCTGTTTCCGGCTTTGAGCCAGTAAACAACGATTTTGATATGTAAAGCCTTTCTCGGTTTTTTTATTCATGTGTATATGTATGTACGGGGGAGGTTTCTACTTCCCCCTCTTTTTTTTAAACCGTAGTGTATATGTTTACTACTAAAAATCTGGTACATGACATCAAGGATGTTCCCGTACCATGGATATTTGAACATTTTTGTAATCTAAAGAATAAACTTACTGGTGAAGATGTCAAGATAAAGAGTCTATTTAATCCAACAGAAAAGACTCCTTCTATGTGCATCTATAATGACCCTATTAAAAAGTCATACCGGTATAAAGATTTTTCTTCAGGCAAGGGTGGTTCAGCTATAGATTTAGTTAAAGAC